AACGATGTACACCTGGTCATCACTGGAGGCGAACCCCTGTTAGGTTGGCAACGTGCCTATGCAGAATTACTCAGTCACCCACGCATGAAAGACTTGAAGAATCTTACATTTGAAACAAATGGCACACAAAAGTTAAGCGACGACTTCAAAGCATTTTTGCTTAACTGGATCTTAGACGGTGTTGGTGAGCCTAGAGAAGTCACCTTTAGTGTAAGTGCTAAGTTAAGTGCATCGGGCGAAAAAACAGAAGATGCTATCTGTCCAGAAGTAGTTAACGAATATCAAGACTACGGACACGCCTATCTCAAGTTTGTAGTTGAAACTGTAGAGCATGTTGACGAAGCTGTTCAAGCAGTTGACAAATTTAGAGCAGGCGGATTCAAAGGTGTTGTTTACTTGATGCCACAAGGTGGTGTTGTAGATCCATACGAAAGTAATAAGTTAAACATTGCTAACATTTGTTGCGAGCGTGGATTTAATTATAGTCCGCGGTTGCATGTAGACTTATGGGGCAATGGTTGGGGCAAGTAATTGGCTCCATTAGATAGTTTATTTGGAGCAGGTGAGGATTTTTATCAACGAGCCGAGTGGCAATTAAAGTTTGCCTGGATGCCACATCGTTGTGTTATGAGCGGTCGTATTATTTGGTTGAAGTTTGGTTATATGGGAGAAGCCATATGGTTTGGCCCTGGAACGCCTGTATATGAATACAATTGGCATACTACAGAAGAACATTTGATTTGGCGATTGAAACATGGATGATTTATACTTAGATTCGCCATTGACACGCAGTCGAGCATTTACTATAATTGTTCCTGCCGGAGGGTGGCGTCGAGTATTTCCAGCACAATATATCAGACAAATTAAACCTATTGCAGAAACACTGGCGTTGATGAATCATGATTCACCAAAAGCCTATGAAGCATATTTGCAAGAAGCTGATGCTGTATTACGCAACGAACGAGTACATGAAGATATGCCTAGTTGGATCAAGCAATACCGTATCATGCAAGAAGATCTAGTCATGGCCGAATTATGGAATAAATTACAAATGCTATTGGCATTAAAGGAAGATGAAAATGGGAATGTTTGATAAACTTAAAAAGCGTTTTACAAAAAAACCACCAACAGTTGAACCCAAAGAGCCCCGGGCTCCTAAGAAGTCAGCTAAAGAACTTGCCACGGAAAAGGGAGAAGCCTATGTTGCAATTCTTAGCATGGATGTCGATCCAGAAAATATCGGGCAAGGTGCATTTGAACTTGATTGGAACGAAAAGTTCATTGCCGATCTAGTACGTCACGGTTATATGATGAATCCCAAAGATACAGATGCAGACATTGTGGATCGTTGGTTTACCAATGTGTGCCGCAATGTAGTATTAGAAACTTGGGAACAAGAACAAGCAATCAATCCTATCATGCGTGATCGTGTGGTCAAGACCCGAGATATCGGCGACGGTCGGAGCGAGGTCAGCTAATGAAATATTTTGTCATGGGCGACAGTAATCTAATAGGTGCCAATACCGATCCTAGTCATATAAACTACGGGCCGGATCCCGATAACTTTATGAACATTGTTGGGCGTAATCTTGACATTGAGTTTGAGTGTTGGGCCAAAAATGGTGCCAGCAATGACCACATTATTAGAATGACCGAAGAGTGGATTGCCAAAACTCCTGGACATCCTGAAGAAAAATTTGTACTTATTGGTTGGTCAACTTGGGAACGCGAAGAACATAAGATTGAGGACAAATATTACGATATTGATGCGTGGTCCATTTACAATGCATTTTGGAATCCTCCTGAGCTAAATCCATTTGCTGAGCAACTTAAACAACGTGTAGAGTCTGATTCATACTACATGGACTCGTGTTCACGAGCCTGGGCTGAGCGCATTTACAACTATGCTAAATTTTTGGAGAATCGTGGCATCAAGTATTTCTTCTGGAATGCGTATATGACTTTATTACGTCCGCCCAATTCCGAAAACTTTCAGTTTGATCATCGTTATGTGTTACCATACGAAGATTGTTTTAATCAATACTTTTGGCTAAAGCGTGTGCGTAATCACCCACCCCGAGCAGATGATCCTTATCACTTTGATCAACAAGGTCATCGCATGTGGGCAGAATTCTTAACACAGTATATTCAAGACTGGAAAATACTAGAACAATGATATTGTACGTCAACGGAGATAGTCATACCGCGGCTGCTGAAGCAGTCAATTCACATTCCTTTGCCGAAGATGATGCATTGCTGGGCCACCTTGGTCGTATTCCGCACCCAGATAATCTTGCAGTGAGCTGGAGCCGATTATTGGCATCCACTCTTAAATACGGATTCCACTGTGGTGCTGAAAGTGCCAGCAGTAATATCAGAATACTAAGAACCACAAGAGAATGGTTGGCCGCCAATCAAAGACATGCTCGCGACACCTTAATGATTATTCAATGGACTACCTGGGAAAGAGAAGAGTGGCTAGACGAAGCCACAGGCGTCTACTATCAAGTAAACGGATCTGGCATCGATACCGTGCCTCAGGCCTGGCAAGAACGATATCGCCACTATATCATGGGATTAAATTGGTATGACAAAGCCCAAGAGGCACACGATCAAATTTGGGCCTTTCACAATGAACTCAAGGATCAAGGAGTTAACCATATTTTTTTCAATGGCAACAACACTTTTGAATCCATCCAAAATTGCCAAGATTGGGGAAAGAACTATATAGGCCCGTATGATACTACCAAGTCCTTCGATTACCTAATAAAATCGAATGGTTACAACACTGTCAACCCCAACAGTTGGCATTTTGGTAAGGATGGCCATAGCTTTTTTCATCGTTTTATGTTACAATACATTATTGATAACAAACTTATGTAAGGCCTACAATGAAGTATGTGTTAATTGACACAGCAAATATGTTCTTTAGAGCAAGGCACGGTGCTTTCCGTGCTAGTGACACTTGGGAAAAGATTGGCTTTGCCCTGCATGTTACCTTGATGGCTGCTAACAAAGTAGCTAAACGATTTGAAGCAGATCATGTGGTGTTTGGCCTAGAAGGCCGTAGTTGGCGTAAGGACTTTTACAAGCCTTATAAAGCTAATCGTGCTGTAGCCCGCGCTGCCCTAACAGAACACGAACAAGAAGAAGATAAAATGTTCTGGGAAACGTATGATAATTTGACTAAATACTTGTCAGAGAGAACAAACTGTAGCGTTATTAGGCATGAAAATGCCGAAGCAGATGACATTATAGCTCGCTGGATTGCACTACATCCCCAAGACGAACATGTTATTATCAGTAGCGATACTGACTTTGTTCAGCTCATTGCACCAAATGTCAAACAGTACAACGGTATCACAGACGAACTAATCACTATAGAAGGAATATTTGATGCTAAGGGTAAAGCAGTCATCGATAAGAAAACTAAAGAACCTAAGCAAATCCCTAACCCGCAATGGCTACTCTTCGAAAAGTGTATGCGCGGCGATTCGTCGGACAACGTGTTCTCGGCTTACCCGGGCGTCCGTACTAAGGGCACTAAGAATAAGGTTGGCCTTACGGAGGCGTTTGAGGATCGAGAGAAACAGGGCTACAACTGGAACAACCTAATGCTACAGCGTTGGACTGATCCTGACGGAGTTGAACATCGCGTGTTAGATGATTACGAACGTAACGTGCATCTAGTAGATTTAACTGCACAGCCCCAAGAGATCAAGACAATGGTGGATGCGGCAATACGTGAACAGATCAGTCACAAAGACATAGGTCAGGTAGGTGTGCGTTTTATGAAGTTCTGTGGCAAGTATGAATTAAACAAGTTAAGCGAAAACGCAGATAGTTTTGGTCGTTGGATGAACGAAACTTACAAAGGAGTGTTAAATGGCTAAGGATATGTTTTGGACCATTGTAACATTTGCCATTTTGCTTGGTGTATTGGTCTTGGCATTTTGGCCACAAGATAAGAATCAAGTAGTAGTAAAATATGACTGCCGAATGTTGATAGGCGGGTGGCACCCAGATGTGCCAGTAGCAGTACAAGAAGAATGTCGAAAGAGGAGTATTAAATGACACTGATAGCAAAACCGGTAATAGACAAACAATTTTGGATTTTACAAGAAGATGATCGCAAGGTCGGAAATGTCGAAGCGTGTGATGGAGGATACCAAGTCAAGATTAACAATCAAGTTCAACAATACAAAACCATTAAGATGATTGAGCGAAAGGCTCAGGTCACATTTGAATCGGCACCTAAGCGTGTTCGACCAAGTGTCATTCCAACCCAGGTTCATGGTTATCCAACTGCCGGGCGTGTTTATAATCCAGTGTGGGATGTACAAAAGAAATTACCTCTATACACCAAGACCAACAAAAGCAAAAGTTGGTTTGCTGCTGGGTGGTATCAGGTCAAGAAAGGTCGTAACTGGGCGGTCACACAAGGACCAAAATTAATTTTATTACAGCGTTATCCACACAGTGGACCATACTATACCGAACAGGAAGCACGTGAGCATGCACATCCAACGATTTGTTGAGCGACTCCAAGGTTTTGAATCCCGGGGTGCCCGAGACTTTACAATGAGCATGGCCGATGCCAAAGCCATGCATGCCGACCTAACTATCTTACTTTTACAACTAAATCAACTCAAAGAAGCCGCAGTAACGGACCGAAAAGACGAGGTTATTTCGCTCAATATAGATGGGGGTCCGTTCTAAATAGTGGTATATTATTGGCATAAATAATATACTATGAGCAGACCTAAGCCGAACGTGTTAGCCGAACTGACAAACAAAGCAACTTATAAGACAGAACAGGTGTTGGCCAGCGAAGGCATCTGGGCAGTCTTCTACGACTCTAAGCCGATCAATCTTAAGACCAGTAACCTCTTGGTTCAATATCCTGGACCAAAATACAAAAAGGTCAGTTTCAGTAATCCTGGCCATGCCATTAACCTGGCTCGCAAGTTGAATACACAATTCAAAACTGAAAAGTTTTCTGTAGTCTTGTTGAAACAAGGCTCATCTATATATCCTTGATGTGCGTGATAAGATCAAACTCACAGCCGAGCTTGTAAAACTTTTACCCGAACCTTATGCTGTGACCGAAGCCGAGGCTCGAGCCTTATGGTGGTTCAATATCAAACGTACCGGCGGAATGAGATTGACCAAACTTGGTTACGATGTATTTGTCAATCAACTTGAATTGGACCGCTACAACTATGCCGTTGATCCTTTGATCATAAACAGTCGAATGATCCTTGCCTTGGATCGCAAACTGCAACAACCCTGGCACCTGATTACTCATAAACAAATGCCCAGATCTATTGTGTTTTTTGGTAGCAAAGAAGCCATGATGGCCAATTTGTATGGAGATCTTAAACGGTTTCTTGACAACTATACGCAATAGTGTTATATTAGCAATGTAGGGCCTTTAGCTCAGTTGGTTAGAGCAAACGACTCATAATCGTTGGGTCGATGGTTCAAGTCCATCAAGGCCCACCAGTACTAAATAGAAGACTATGGAACAGAAAAAAGACCCTGTAAAACAGTATTATTACTCCGAGAAGGAGTGGAATCGTTTAGGATGTGGCCCGTTGCCGGCAGAACGAGATCATGCTCATCAAGTTCAAGAAGTTATGGCTCGTGCTAATCCCAAGATTGATGGTAAGGCAATAAAAGGTTATAATTAGTTTTCGTATTTTAGTAAAAATACGTGGTGGGTCGGACTGTAAAGAATTGCGGTAGTAAAGAATTGTTGTAATTCCTTTAGATTGAAGGCATTGCGGACTCGGGTTCGATTCCCGACATCTCCAAAAAGTGCATTTGAAATAGTGTATTTTTTGGGGATGACTTGGCTTCGACGTGGTGAAATAGAAAAGAAGGCAACACAGTAGGCGATGACTGTAAATCAAGCAAACTATGTAAATGCAAAAACATCTACAGGCGAAGTAACTGTATCAGGTAAGAACGTTAAGTTCTCTGCTCGTTCAGCACAACGCCAATCTTTAGCAGTTTAATCACTGCTTAGGGCAGGACATGCCTCG